TTAGAAATACTTTTGATAGTTTTTCGTATAGTACAAAGTTTATAGAAGATGTTGAGATAGGGCGGGCGAATAGCTTTGGGCAAGTGATAGGGTTGAGACATCTTGGATTGGGGAAATTTGGGATAAAATTAACAGAAGACGCTTGCGAGAAATGTCATGCACGTTTGGAAGAAATTCTTTACGATACATCTCTAGCTTCTCTTGATGATGTTCCTCCGTTCCACGCAAATTGCGATTGTACTATTGCTGTTGTTAAGAACGAGATAGCTAAAGAGAACATAGTTGATAGTGTTCAAGATAAGCAAAAGAAAAAAAGGAATCCTGCTACGATGGCCGATTGTATACGTAGGATGACGAGAAAAATAAAAAAGAGTGATTTGGGTTTAGCCGAAGTAGAAGCGAACGCTATGGCTCATTCCGTATGCGAGAGTATAGCTACGAAGGATAAAGTTGATTCTAATAAGCTTGAGAGATGTGTTTTAAAGGTTAAAAAAGATCTTCGGGCGAAGCATGCTGATTGGTCAGAGGATAAAATTAAAGCTTCAGCATTTAAAATTTGCAATAGTAAGTTAAAATAAGAGTTGAAATGAAAAAAGACAATTATCTAAGAATTAACGATCTCGTAACATTCAGTTTTATGAATCCAGAATTGGTTCGAGTGAAGGACGATTTCGATAACAAGAAAGGCGTATTTCTAGATTCGATTACCGATCAAGATGTTAAAGGTCTAAAGGTCCGTATAGCCGCTACTCATGCTGGTATTGTTACTAGAAATAACATGTTTTATTTGCCAGATAAACTTAAGAAAGGAGCTTCTACCTTTACTAGAGATTATAATAAGCCAGTTCTTCTACATCACGATGAACATCGTGATCCAATTGGTCGAGTTATCGACTCGTTCTATGTAGACACTTCAAGATTTATTAGAGACAATTATTCTAACGTGACTATCAAAGATGGTTCTGGCCATGAACTTAATGTAACAGACGAAGTTATACAGAGTTTTTGTGATGGAACTATGCCTTTTGGTATGCAGGTTGAATTAATTCGGAATCTTTTTTCACGGTCGGTAAAAGATGGTAGTTCTCCTCTTGATAATAAATCTTACGAAGGTCTCGGCCATGTACAAATTATAGCTAATATTACAGATGAAGACGCGATACAGAAGTTTTTAGACGGTAGATATTTAACTGGTTCTGTTGGAGCTACCACAGATAAGGCTATTTGTTCTGTTTGTAAACAGGACTGGATAGAAGACGGACCTTGTGAGCACGAGCCTGGCAATATCTATGACGATATGAAAATGGTTCTTATTGCTGGCAATTTTTCTTACGACGAATATTCTGTGGCCAATACTCCGGCTGATAGACATTCTAAAGTTTTAGAGTTATACTATAACGGAAACGTTAAGAATATAGAAATTAAAAACGAGTATGTGGGAGATACGCATGAGATTTGCTTAGAATTCCCGCAATATGATTCAATGTCCGAGGAGGAAAGTCATTCCATGAGCAAGAAGAAGGAAGTTGAAAAGGTTCAAGATAGCACTAAGAAAAAGGAACAATTAGAAGTTGAAGAGGCTGCAAAAGCTAAAGGTGATACTTCTACTTCTGACGACAAGAATGTGCAAGATTCTGAAAGCGAAGAAGAAAAACCTGAAAGTGTTGAAGATTTTTTCAAGCGTTTAGAGACTGTTGAAAGCCTTACAGAAGAGGATGTCGAGAAGTTGTACGATCTCTCTTGGGAAGGTGCCGACGAGGAACTTGTTAAGGACGCTAAGTTAAGTACCGCTAAAAGAAAGAAACTTTCTAAATCGACCTTCTGTGGACCAGATCGATCATTCCCGGTGAATGATTCTGCTCACTATACTGCTGCGCTTAGACTATTGGATCGTTACAATGGGCCGGGCGATAAGAAAGCTATTAAGGCTAGTATCATGCGCAAAGGTCGTGCAATGGGATGCGTGAAGAAAAATAAGAAAGCCAAAGATGGCCTTGAACATGCCCGTATGCTTCATATGGTAACCAATGTTATGGAAGAGCATATGTGGGCTAAGACTTACCTTGAGAAGGATGGCAAGGAACCCATGTTGGCAGAAGAAGAGGTTAAATCTCTTGGCAGTATTCTCAAACGTCTCGCGGGAATGGTAGGTAAAGATAATTTTGCCAAATCTATTTCTGTCGATGAAAGCCAAGAACTTAAAGATGTTGTAAAAGTTTTCCAAGACGCTGATCTTTTGGAGGAAATTATTTCTCTTGAGGATAGTCTCGGAGATATCCGTGAAGAATTTGAAGAAGCAAAAGATACTCGTGACGCATTACGAGAAGAATATGACTTGCTTCAAGGCGAAGTAGATAGCCTGAGAGATGAATTAATCGACGAGAAGAAAAGGTTGAGAGATTCTAAAATTGATAAGCTTGATTTCTTTGTCGCTCTCAAAGACGGAGTTGCGAAGGAAGACGAAGATAGAATGGTTAAGTTTCAAGAGTTAACTGATGAAGCTGTTGATGCTAAGTTGGAAGAATTAACTAAGGAAGTTGACATTAATAAAATCGCTGATAAGCTTAGTGATGGAACGAGTAGAACACCTGAAGGAAGCGTTGGAGATCCAACGGCAGGCGGTACTCGTAAGAAGGTTTTAGACGGAGAAGCTTTACAAAGCAAATTTGAGAAAATGCAATCAACGTATCTCAGTATGGCATTTAAAAGCAAGGTCGATGCAGAACATTGGCTGAATTCTCAACTTGTTGACATGCTCAACAAGGGAGAACTTCCTGAAGAAATCATAAAAGAAATTAAAGAAAATATCCTGAAAGCGAACGTCTAAGGAGGACCATAGAAGAAAATGACTTTTAACACTGTAGGCCAACTAACAGCCAACCATAAATCTTGGGATCATGTAGGGAATATTGTACCTGTTGCAGAGAAATCTGAAGGTATTCGTCCTTATCTTGAAGCAAAACCTGCGGCTTGGTTGCCGGTTTCTTTTTTCGATAGGCATTTCGAAAACTGGATTGTTACCATGCCGGGTAAGGTTATATCGACAGACCCTCAAGGGCGCATTGTTCCTGGACAATACATGTTGGGTAGCTCTACTGTTACGTATACTACAAACGATGTTAATGTAGGAACTATCGATGTAAGAACTGGCAATGTTTGTACTTCCGCAAGTGTATCGGCAAGTCCAATAGATCTTTCTGGCGTAGCTGCTTGGATGGGAGTTGCAGGGGTAACTTGGTCTGCTAAATCTCCTGTCGGTGTTGCTTCGTATCCATTCCTTCAGTGGTGTGGAGATGGTAGCCCTGGCGACGATGGTAGTAACCCAGCATTTTACAGACATCATAATTACAATATGCAACATCGTGTTGCTCTTGTATGTGATTATGTTCTTGAATTAGCAATTGTACCAGCTTCGACTTCTTCGGAAACGATTACTGCTGGTGCGCGAACTGCAAATCTTCAAGTTTTTGACGCTTTTAACAACCTACCTGTTGCAAAGAATACTGTCACTCGTACTCCGATCACATTTGCTAACAACAGTTTGGCTGATGCTTCGACTCGGTTCGTAACCGAAAAAAGCACTGCTGCGCAATGTGTTTCTGATGGCGATTGGCATGTTGACTTAATCTCTGGTATTGTTACTGTGTATACTCCAACTACTCTAAGCGGTACTTATTCTGTTAGTTATTACAATTATGCTTCTGCTCCTGGTACCGTTTCGGTATTTGCCTGTGCAGTTGGAAATCTTGAAGCTGGCGATTTCTTAAAATGCAATAGTGACTCTAACTGGGCACTTGCTGTCCCCAAGGTATTTGGAGATGGAGTAACTGATAATTTTGATACTTTCTCTGCTATCATGGGTCAAATCTTAGAGATTCAATCAGAACCTAAGGACTATCTTGATAGAGTAAGAACTGCTTGGTCAAACCTAAGCACTGATGCATCTGTGGTCAAATGGATCAGATGCCTGGTTCTGCGACTGGTGGTGCTAGCGCTGCGGTTCATTATGCCGGAGCTGCTAATCTTGTTGCGCTTGTAAATCTGGTATCCCGATAAAAGGAGGCTTCCGATAAAATGGAATTCAAAGTTGAGGACGTAAAAAAATACGAATGGATGTGGCGGAACAACGGCTCGCTTCCTGATGGTGAGCGCATGTCTATTACAGATGCTATTTCTACTATGAATGCACCTGTGTTCCTTCCCAAGGTTATTCAAAATATAGTAAAGGAAGCTGCTGAACCTCTGCTCATTGGAACAAGTTTGCTTAATCGCATTAACTATCACTATGGCCAGACTATCACTATCGGAGCTACTGGTGCTCTGACCGCTTCGGATATCGCAGAAGGGATGGAATTCCCAGAAGCTTATCCTTCATGGGGTGGTTCTTCGGTGACGGCTAGCATCGGTAAATCCGGTCTTGCCCTGAAAATCACTGAAGAAATGATTAAATTTTCTCAGTACGATATCATTGGAATGATGCTCCGAATGGCTGGTCGTGCACTTGCTCGACATAAGGAAGAGAAGATTTTCAACCTTATTGGCCAACTCGGCGTCAAGATCTTTGATAACGTTACTCCTACTAATTCGTTACTCGGTATCACCCATGGTCGTGGACTCAATGGCAATGCCAACGGTTCTGTTATCATGGACGATGTTTTTGATGCGTATGCCCATATTCTTCATCAAGGCTTTGTTCCCAATACTATCTTAATGCATCCTCTTGCATGGGTAATTTGGATTAAAGATCCTGTTCTTCGTTCGTTTGCTCTTGCAAGTGGCGGCGGAACATTCTTTGCTACTCATCGTGGTAACCCTGCTGGCCAGGCTCCTTGGGGCAATAGCTCACAAGGTGGTCTCGGACCTGGCGTGGGTCAGAACATTGCTCCTGGATCAAATGCTGCAAGTCTAACCGCTACTGATCTTCTTGATTATCCCCAAACTATCGATAGTGCTCCAGAAGTTCCTTCGTACTTCCCTTATCCTCTGACTATTCTTGTTAGTCCGTTTGTTCCGTTTGATGCACGTAGAAAGCTTACTGATATTTATATCTTTGATCGCAACGAACTAGGCGTTCTAATTGTAGATGAAGATATTTCTACTGACGAGTTTAAAGATCCCCGCAATGACATTACTAAGATTAAACTGAAGGAACGCTATGGTCTTGGCATCCTGAACGAAGGTCAAGCTGTTGGCGTTATCAAGAATATCAAAGTTACTCCGAATGAGATTGTACTTCCCGCTCAGACCACTATCGACGCCGGTGTTTCTGGCTCGATGGGTCCGCTCGGTGCTACTGATACTATTCCTGGTCTGTAAGCCTCTAATATAAGATAATCCCTGGGCTGATACTGTTAACGCGGTATCAGCCCTTTTTTTGTGATATACTAATTCTATTAACAACCTAAGAAGAGGACTTGACAAATGTCGACACCGAGTACGCAAACCGTATATCTAGGTTCAGCATATAGATTGTATAAAAATTCTCTTGGCAAAGTTTTAGCTCTTGATACGCTTAAAATTTATACCGATGTTATTCCTAAGTCACCTTTCGACTATAATCAGCCATTAATTTATACCGAATGGGTTCACAAGTCTTATATGGGTCAAGACAGATTATTTGTACATCTTGGAGAAGGGGATCGAGTAATTAGTTCGATTCAAGTATTTGGAGACTATATCGAAATAGAAAATGTTAGTGGCGATTATCTATGGGCTAAATGGGCTAAAGCTGGAGGCGACTCCGAGAATCCAACAATTAGTTTTGCGGACTTACCGGGTGTTGGAGACTCTATCTAAATGGCAGTTACTGGCTCCTCTCTTGTAGATCATATTATAGAACATGAGATATTAGGTCTTGACAGTAGCTTATCTAATTTAAAAGTTAGTGACGATATATTATGGGTTAGAGATAGCACTCGGGATAAATGGCTTAGCTCTAATAGGTTTAATATATTTGCCGCGCGCAAGGGAAAGACCATTAATGGGTATCTTCCTTTAATAGACGGTCTTTCTAGCGGTGTCTCTAGCTATAGAATCATAAGACCTGCCACTATTGTTGCTGTAGCAGCTCATACAAAGATAGCCCAAACGTGGACCTTGAGAATGAGAAGAAATAACACAACCATAGAGATAGTTTCTTTATCTATGGTTGATTCTGTCGGCAATCATAATACATCTACGGACGTTAATCTAGACGAAGGTGACA